CTATTAACGTATTTTAATCATGGAAACAAACGATGAGATGGCACGGGCGAGTGATACGCCCGATGTGAGAGAGTTAGCGAAGGAGTATAACCGTTCTTTGAACGAGGGGTACTCCTTGGAACGAGTGACCGAACTGGACGATGTGCGGTTTACTAGATGGGCGTCACAGAGTGATGACGGTAAGAAGCACGATGCGAACATGAAGGAGGGGGCGCAGGCATTCCCGTGGGACGGCGCGAGTGACACCCGCATCCCGTTGGCCGATTCCATCATCAACGACACGGTGGACATACTGTCCACGGCCTTTAGCCGGGCGACCTTGAAGGTTGGCGGCACGGAGATTAAGGACGCCGAAACGGCAGCCGTGGCGAACAACTTAATGCGGTGGCAGATGGACACAAAGTTGTACCACACACTAAACCGCGAATCTGAACTGCTCGCCCAATATGGACAGCAATATGGGTGGAGTGCTTTGTTTGTGGGTTGGGAGCAGAAGAGTGCTTTGAAGCCGCGCCAGATCACGATGGACGAGATCATGCAGATGTCGGATCAGATGGAGGAGGGGAACCCGTTGAAGGATTTGCCCGAACTCATCATGGACGCGGAGCAGGAGGATGTTGTGGTTGGGATTATCCAAGCGCAGTTTCCCGGTCTGGAGGCGAAGGAAGCTAGATCGGCCATTCGCGATTTACGGAATACCGGGCAGACAGAAATACCGGAGGCGTATATTGCGGTGAACCAACCGACTATTGTGGCGTTGAAGCCGTGGGAGGAAATTTCATTCCCGCCGGAAACGGTGGACTTGCAGTCGGCCCGTGTGATATTCCGCCGGACATTTTTGACCGAGGCCGAGTTGCGGGCGAAAGTGGTGGACGAAGGATGGGATGAGGCGTGGGTGGAGGAAGCCGTTAAGACGGCCGGTCGATCCAGCGAGTTTCACGATTTCAGTCAAACAGTTACGGACTTGACGTTGAACGAGTCCATGACCATGTACGACAACCTAATCGAGGTGGTGTATGCGTACAGTCGGCAGGGCGACAAGAATGGAGTGCCGGGGATTTACTTCACCGTGTTCAACCCCATCATGTCGATGCACAGCAGTGGCGACGAGTTGTATGCCAAGCACGAATTACTGGACTACATCCACTGCCGGTATCCGTTTGTGGAATACCGCCGGGAACGGTTGAAACGCCGCGTCACGGAGAGCCGTGGAGTGCCGGACATTTGCCGAACGTGGCAGAACGAGATCAAGACGCAGCGGGACTCTATTTTCGATTCAACCAGTTTTGAGACGCTACCTCCCATCATGGTAAGCAAGCGGATTGGGGTGGCGAACAAGATTGGCCCGGCCGTTCAGTTGCCGGTGACCAAGCCGGGCGAGTATGAGTTTATGAACCCGCCCGCGCGAACCCCGAACACCGCGCTTAATCTGATCGACATTGTGGCGAGACAGGCTGACGAATATTTCGGGCGAGCCAATGCGGCCGTTCCAACCACGCAGACCCAGTTAAAACAGCAACGACTTGTGAATAACTGGTTAACAGTGTGGACGGAGGCATACCAGCAGATGTTCCAGTTGAGTTTGCAGTTTTTGTCGCCGGAAGAAATCCAGCGGATCACTGGAACCACCACCGTCCCAGAAAGCGACATGATGCAGTTCGACTTCGTTTTGAAGTTTGATGTGCGCGAACTGGACACCGAATATGTCAACACGAAACTGGCGAGCATCGCGCAGTATGTTGTGCCGCAGGATGTCGGTGGAGTGCTGGACAGGAACAAGTTGGTGGAGATGATTACGCGCTCCATTTCACCGGACATTGCGGAGGAACTGGTTACGGACAAGACCACAGCATCCCAGAAAATGTACGAGGATGTGAAGGCCGATGTTGGAGGCATGATGTTGGGAATGGAGCCGCAATATGTGGAGAACGACCCAGCCGCCCAAACCAAGATGCAGTACGCGCAGGAAATTGTGGGGCGCAACCCGAAGGCGCAACAGGCGTTGCAGGGTGACGAACTGTTTACACAACTGTTCGAAAACTACTCCAAGAACCTCCAGATGTCCGTTATGCAGCAGCAGAACGCGCAGATCGGACGAATCGGCGTTAACCAGATAACATGAACCAGAACCTAGCACCTTTTCAGTTTGAGAATAGCGTCTTGTGGGATGCGGTTCTTGACAACATGGGAGCGGCCGTGGATGTGGAGACTTCACAGGCAATTGCTGGAGAAACGCAGGGTGAAGAACGAGTTCATCAGTGTGGACGAGCGGCCGGACTGTCGGATTTCATGGCGCACTTGGTTCATTTGCGGGAAACCGCGCGCAATAGTTTGAATTAAAAACCAGACAAAACCTAACACACCCGTCCTCAACCCCCGCGTTTGCCAGATTTCCTTTTGGTGACCGGGGGTTTTCTGCGTCTATAGCGGGTAAGAGGTTCTGTGGGCCTCTATAAACATTCCCTGTTTGCCCCCTTGCCGGGCTTAAAAATTGCATGAGTGAAAACAAAGTAGCTGAAGGTGATAGCCCTTCAGAATCGACGGAAGCTATCGGAGTCGATCCTAGTCAGGCGACTGACATTGATGGGTTGGCGGGGCAACTGGAAAGGTTGTTGACCCCAGAACCGGAACCAGCACCGGCCGCCGAGGAATCGGTGGATAACGCGGAAAATGAGGAGTCTCCTCCCGAAGGATCGTCGAGTGACGAACAACCGGAGGAAGGAGAAGCTGAAGAAGTTCTTTCTCAGACTGAATCAGAAGATTCTGCGGAAGTTGAACCGGCGGCAGATGCCGATTCTCCCAGCCCCCAAAAAGGGCTGTTAAAGAGGATCGACAAATTAACTGCAAAACGCCGTGTTGCTGAAGGCAGGGTGGATGATCTGGAATCGGAGGTTAAGAGTCTACGGGAGCAGTTGGAGTCCAAGGAGGAATTGCCCGAACTGGCCAACATACCAAGCTCAAATCCGTACAGTAACTTGACATCGCAACGAGCGGTGGAAAAGGAACTGGAAAAAGCGGATGAAATCTTGGAATGGTGTGAGGATAACCCAGACGGGGCAATTGTTGAAAAGGGCGGCGACGATGATGTCGAATACTCGGCGGAGGATGTGCGAAATATAAAGCGCAATGCCCGCAAATCTATTAAAAAACATCTCCCCGAACGGCTCGATTATTTACGGGAGGAATCCCAAGTAAATGACCAAGTGGACAAAGTGTTCACATATTGGAAAGACCGAAGTTCCGTTGGTTATCAAGAGGCACAAGACATCTTGAAAACCCGACCCGAAATCAGAACCCACCCAACGTGGAAAGCGGATGTGAGTATATTCCAACTGGGATTACAAGCGTACAGGGAGATGGTGAATAACCCGAAAAGTAATTTATCCAAACCTAAAGCTAAAGCACCCGCTCAACCATCCACACCTACATCTGCACCGGCAAAGGCCAAGCCCGCTGCCGCCCGTTCAGCTTCCGCTAGGAAATCTTTTGATACGGTTAGAGATGAGAATTCTTTGGCAAACGTAATCTTAAACGATTACTTGTAATATTGGGTATATAGATACCCGCAGATAAGAAAGATATAATCATATGCCAGTTCTATTAGAAACAGGATATCATAGTTCCCCGACTTTACAGTCTGGTGCTAGAGAGGATTTGTCTAATCTCATCTCCAACGTCGATGCTAAATCTACTGTTTTTTCGTCTCTTGCGAAAAAAGGGAAGAAGCCCGGCAATGTGGTGATGGGGTGGCAAATGGATAAGTACGCAGCCGCAGTTAACACAGGCATCTTTGAAAACAAAGACGTTGTGGACGGGGACTACGCTAGCCCCGGCGTCAATCGTAAGTTGATGCAGAACTATGTGCAGATTTTCCGCAGATCGTTCCGCATCTCTAATCTTGCAGATCAGGTGCAGGAGGTCGCTGGCGTTAAGTCGGAACTCGCGAATGGGATCGCCAAGAAATTGGTTGAGATTAAGCGCGACATGGAGTTGGCGTTCTTGGGTGACACGGACGCAGATGCGGAGAGTGGTGTCCAGAATCCATATATCACAAAAGGTTTGGGGAGTTTTCTCCATGCTAATGGTACTCGTGGTGGGGATGATGACTTCACCCCAACCGGGTATTTGTGTCCGACAGGTTCGATCAGCACGGCGTTGTCTACGTCCCTTACGGAAGCGGATGTTCAGAACGTGTTGAAGAGCATCTATGAGACTACTGGCACGATTCGGGACTACGACTTGCTTGTTGGGCCGACTCTGAAGCGCGTGTTTACGAACTTCACCCAGTCTGTCGCGGCAGCGTCTACGAATGAACGTCTTGCAATCAAGAGTTTCAATCAGTCGGCAGAGTCGAAATCGTTTATCAACGTGATCGATGTGTACGAAGGTGATTTTGGTCGTTTGCGACTACACCCCACCACGCACATCAGCAGCACAGGGGTTACGGGTACGGGCGCAACCGAGACATCATACGGCCAAGCCACAACCCCAACGCCTTTCAAGGGATACGTTATCCCGTTTGATAAGGCTGAAATCCGTTATGGAAAACTACCGCAGATCAAGGAATTGACTGACAACGGTGGTGGCCCGGCGCGGATGATTGAGGCGATGGCCGCATTAGTGGTCCACAACCCTAGCTCATACGGGTTCTTTAACGGAGCATCGTAATCATGTACGCCCCAGAGGGATTATCAGACGAGATGTCTGCCCTTGTGGCGGCGAATTTGAAGGGGCGGTTGGCTCGCGAGCATCAAAACTCGCGGGTCAACCAATCCTCCAATATCGCAACCCAAGCGCGAGACGAGGCGAAGCACTCTGCAATAGGAGAGCAGAAAGCTAGAATCGACGCAACTTCCTACCATCATTGGGGGCAGCGATTGGGTTATGAATGCTGGAACGACCGCAAGTTCATGAAAGAATATTTGCGGGACAACCCAGAAAGCCGGGTCAAATCCATTAGTGGAAAGACCCAGATGGGATATGGGGGCAACAAGCCACACGGGTATTATGATACTCCGGTTGGCCGCATCACATATCGAAAAGTTTACGGGTCAAACGAGCGCGTTGAGATAGATGCAAACGCTTAAATTCAGTAATGTTATTTATGGAGTAGCCCAGTTGGCCGGTTTAGATCGGGACAATTTACCCGGTCATTTTTTTAAACAAGTTCGGGACTTGGCAAACTCCCGCGTGGCCTTTGCGTGGGAGACAGAATATTGGCCCGACCTTTTACGAATTTCAGAGCTTGCCGTTACAACCGAGAGTGACGTAAGCACAATAGCCTATCCGACAGATGCTGGAGAAATACTGGAGGTTTACAGTAAAAATCCTAGAAAAACCACTCTTCATTCTAGTGTGGGTTTTGTATTGTACGATGATGGTACTGATAGCGACACTAATTCTGGCAAAACAGTTACTGTGTTCTCTACTACCTCGCCGCTTTATGTCGAGTATCGAATCGCCCGACCGGAATTAAGTGGGGATTCTGGATATAATGCTTCCACGGCATACGCGGATGACACACAAATTTACTACCCAACCACCGGCCACTTCTACACCCGCAAAGCCAACACAGCCGGAACGGAAGTGGGAGTGGCTCCAACTGTAACGGATGATTGGGACAAGGCATTAGTGCCGAAGATTTTTGAGAACTACTTAATCCGTGGAATTTATGCGGATTATTTGAGAGCAAACGGGCAGTCCGATGTTGCAGCCGCTGAAGACCGAAATGCCGAGGGAATTATCACGATGGAAGCGGATAAGGTTTACCGGCAGCAAGGTCAAGTTAGACGAACAAGTGTTTTAGGATACTAGAATTAAATTATGAAAGTAAGAGCAGTAACAGGCGCGAGAACAATCACGGCGAATAGCACCGGCACATTCAGTACGGCCACAGCGGCCTTGGCGGCGAACGATTACCGAAAGTCGTTCATCCTAACAAACATGGCGGTGGACAAGTTGCTGGTGAATTTGTCTGGAACCGCACCAACCGCCACGGCTTGCCACTTCGTCCTCCCCGGTTGTAGTTCAACCGCAGACGGCACGGGCGGCACGTTGAGTGTGGATGGATTTGTTGGGGTAGTAACAGTTTTAGGAACGGGTGCTGGCGGCAGTTACTCGGTTGTCGAGTTCGGTTAAAATAAAAGGAATATTATGGGAGCAAATTTTAGCGGCGGTGGAGCCACAGTATTCCACGACAGAACAGACACTCCCGGTGAGATAACAACCTCGCTGATCAACTCCACCGATGGTGCGGGACTGCATTTCGACGGGACGAGCGGGAATATCGACATTGCAACGCCGCCCGACTTGGGAACGAAGTTCAGTTTCGAGTTTGTTATTCAAGCGGATGCGTGGGTAACGTCAACTAGCATACATTTGGTTGATTTTGGGAGTTCGGGGCGGTTTATTTTCGGTGGCTCATCTGCAAATTCTGGAAACCTCTCTGTGTATTCTGGAGGTTGGGACAGTTTTGACGTTAATCCGTTATCGGATTTAAAAGTTCACCACATCGTTGTGACGATTTCCGACACGGCAGCGATTTTATATGACAACGGCAACGAAATCGCCACGGCCACGCTACCATCTTCTCCGAC